CATTGGTGAGCAAGTAGTTGAATGACTTGACGTTGTCGTAGTCAGGAGATATCTTTACGGTTGCTGAGCGGTCGGTTCCTTTGCGCATGTTGAACACAAAGTTAAGCCCAGACCCGCTCCATGCTAAGTAATACGAGAGTCCCGACTGGGTTGCAATATCATAGAGGGCATCTGTAAGAACCTGAAAGCGAGCGCTAATCTTTACAGATGTTATGTCTGCATCAGGTGTGGCATCCAATATGAGGCCTGTTATAATCCGAGCAGCGTCTGTGGTAATGCAGTTCTTATCTACAAGGGTCCGCATGGTGACGGTTGCTGAGTCCGTGATAGTATGGTAGCCTGTTCCAGATGCTGTAGCATATGTGCATAGACGCGATGCTAGGATAGCCTCCACACCATGTCCAGAGATGAGCCAGTTCTCACTGGCCTTTCCGTCAATACCAAGGGGCCTTTCGAGGCGTTCGATTATTCCTATGTGGGAAGTTCCGTTATGGGTGAATCGAATTAAACCACCCACTGCGAGCGTTGATACTCCTGTCGCATATCGATTAACTTGGAATTCCCAGCGGTCAATATCAAACCAGTTCTGGGTGTAGGTGAAGTATAGGTAATTGTCTATAATCCCCTGATATACCATTGCACTACTATAGATTTCTATAGGTAGCAACTGGACTTGGCGATATGCGGGGTTATAGGTTTGGGGGATTGTATAGTCCCCATCGACAATCATCCAGTCGTCGACACCTATGTCGATGTAGGCAGACTCGTATGGTTGAACAATTGTCATATTATACTCCTGAGTATTGGTCACTCCAAGATACTGAAACTCTAGTGGCTGCACTCACCGCACTTGATGTAAACGCTAATGAGTTGTTCCCGGGCATTATCTGGAAGAACGTCGAGTCCGCATCTAGATACTGGAACCCGTTAACAGTTGTCCCCGCACTAGAGTCGTAGTAAGACACCGTCTTATTTCCGAAGTGCGTGGTGATGGTCATCGTGTCCCCAACATCCATATCCTTGGTGAACGAGAAGTATTGGGTCGTGGTTCCGAATGTGTTCGAGACCTTGGGGTTCGTTACGTCTCCTGAGATAATGATTGTTACGCCTGCTGCTACGTCACCGCCGTTAACTGCGATTGCATTGGCGGTGTTGGACGGGAGCGTGAATGGGAAGACTAGATTGGTAGTAAGGTCCGTGTTGAACATGATAGTCCCAGCCGTTCCGATTGTCTCAACCTGCGCTGCCGTATAGAAGAACGGGGCGTGGGCGGTGAGGTCAATCTTTACGAGTTGGTGTCTATCACTGCGCTTGTCAGGTGAGGGGATTACTCTCCCAGAGCAGTTGATGTAGTAAGACGTTCCATTCTCATATAAGAATTCTAGAACACCTGGGCCTGAGCCTGGGTTGAACAATCGAATGAGGGTGTTAACAGCGGTCTGTATATCTGCTAATGTTGGGCCTGTAACCATCAAGTTAATTGAGAACTTGCGGGTGTTGAATCGAGTATCCAGAAGCGTGGCACCATCTTGATAAGGGGCCGACACTGTCTTGAATGAGACCTCTGGCGTACCAAAACCCTCATAGTTCTTGAGAAGAATATAGGTGGGGTCAGATTTGCTGAACGTTACCGAAGACCCACCTGAAGACATCCATGTAATTATCATTCTGAAACCTGCCTGGCGATTGCCCTAGATGTTGCTTCCGCGATTGCGTTCGCTACCTGCTGTGCGTTATCACCCTGGATATAATTGATTTGGGTGAACCCTTGGGACCCTTCCTTCTGCTGCTGGTACTGATTCCAGAGAGCCTGGGTTTGTCCGATAATGCTCTGGTTATCCGAGGTGTTGGCCCAGCCCATGCCCCCCGGCATTTGAATACTCTTTGCCGCTGCCGCTACTCCACGTATCTGAGAAAGGAAGTTTGAAGACTGATATGATGCGTCAGTGTTTGATTCAGCATATGCCCAGATATCACTAGTGCTAGAAAGTGATGCAGCCACATCCGCATTCACAGCGGAGTTCACAGCCCCTGGGTCTCCACCAGATGTGTTCGTGTCATAAGGCCCGGCGATTGCTGTATACATTGCAGCAGCAGCCATTGAGGTTGCATACATTTCCTTTCGAATAGTTTGGTATGCCTCCTGGGCTCTTGCAAGGTTCAACGATGCCTGGTCTACTGCGTCTTGGGAGCCCTTACCCATTGCCTTGTTAAGTTCTTCTTGTGCCACTTGGACATCAGCAGCAGCAGCAGCGTATTCGAGTTCCGCCCCAGTGAGGCCAGCATAAGTATCAACAAGGGGGGCTATAGCCTTCGTTGCTTCTTTGAGTGTGTGCGCATAACCCGGACCTTCTAGCCCAGGTTGTGATGGCTTCATGCCCATAAGCATACCCAGGATTGAGTCTGGGTTTACATTTCCTGTAAGTGCTTGGAATCGTGAGTCATCGAGAATCTGCATGCCGATATTGACTTGCATCTTCTCAAATCTTTCCCCGATAGCATTGAGTCGGTCTTTATACTCGTCGGCTTTCTGAATGTCTGCGTCGCTGATAACCTCTGTGGTTTGGAAACCTTTAGCGGCAGCGTCTGCACGACTAATCATCTCAGCGATGCCATACCAGGACCGCCCATAAGTGTCTGACAATAGAGTGTTACGCGCATAGGTGTCTGCCATTGAACCCGCTTTGGCGTTGATATCCATCATGAGTTCTGCGGCTGAACGATACTCTCCGTTGTTGTCGTAAAGTTGGACCCCTATCTCCTCCAACTGAGCACGCAGTTCCTCTCCCGTTGTGCCAGAGTCTCCAAGGCGTTGAGAGAATATACGAAGGGTTGCAGACACGGATTCGAATGAGGTGTCGGTTGCTACGGCTGCACCCTTCAGTCGCTGAAGATTCTCGAAGGATTCCCCCGTGATATTCTTCAAATCGTCCATTGCATCGGTATACGCCATTGCCGCCCCTACTGTCGAATCGTAGCCCGCCTTCATCATGGCAAAGGCTTCTTTGGCAGCCATCGTAATGGCATCAAAAGAGATGGCGGCGCCAGTGATACCTTTAGTAAGGTCTGATGTGTCAAGGCCAAACTTGGCCATGTAGTTCATTTCCGTATCGGTCATATAGTTGCACCTCCTGTTACCGTAACCCACTGTTTAAAGATGCTCACTGAGTTTTCGGTTGGTTGTTCTACTGGCTTCTCTGATGTAGAGAATAACCTAAAGTTATCCATCTTGAGTTCAGAGTTTCGCAGGGTTACCTGACAATTAAGTGCATTAAGAGCATCCATGACGTCAACAGTGCTGCTGTAATGCTTAAGTCTTGAATCCACTAGGACTGAGAATTCGGCGGGAGTTATCCTTTCGAATTCCTGTGGTGTGAGCCCACACAGTCCAAATGCAATAGGCTCGGATTCGTCAACCCATTGCTGTGCTAGTTTTTTGAGGGTACCGAGTCGGACGTCTTGTCGGTGGGTTTAAGTTCTGACGGGTCTTTCATCCAACCCGAACAGACAAATGAATAGAACACTGCCTCAACTAGTTCATCTGGATAATGCTCTGATAAGAACAGGGATACCAGTTCCCCTGCCTCTTGCTTACTTGCGCACCTGCGTTCGAGCGTGCCCGCGCGTGTGCGAGTCTTCAAGCCATAATAGAACAGGAGTCTAAATAAACTTAGACTCTGTAGTGACCGCTGAAAGAACTGTACGTAGCCAACTTTATACTCTCGTTCTAAACTGATAACATCGGACTGGTCGAACCTAAACTCGAGGTCTTCATCTCCGATGGTAATTGGTAGGCTTCTAACCGTCATTTTAAAACTCCTAAATAAAAAAGATTATGCGGTTCCTCTGGTGAACCTGAAGGTATAGATTGTGGGCTTGCATGCCGCCTTGTCGACAACCACGAATACGGTCTTGATGCTTCCAGTCGGGAAGTTCGCAAGCGTGTATCCAATGGCGCCCGATGCTACGGTTGTAGCGACTACTGTGCCGTCTACATAGATAGTTCCAGAGGTTGCAACCGGGGTCATTGTGAAGCCCGTGGTGGTTGCCTGTGGGGTACTGTAGTCGTAGACGTAGGTCGTGCCTGAGAGCGCCGAGGAGGTCAGAGTGAACGAACCTGCATTCGGGGTGAAGGACATGAACCCAGTGGTCAAGACATCGCCTGCGCCCGTGACTTCGGTAACGTCTTCAGTCGGGGTGATTGTTACAGACATGGTTGCAGGTGAGCCCTTGAGGGCAGAGGTCTGCGAGTATGCTGATACGAACCCGGGGACTGAGTAGGTTGGGAGTCCTGAGGATGCGGGATAAACGAAACGCCAGACACCAACGGTCTTCGCGAGTGCGAGAACACGGAGGGCTGCCTGGGCTGTGTCGTTTACGAAGTTAGCCTTGAAAGTCAAATCTCCGAAAGCCGACTGGCCTGCGATGCTAACCTTGCGGATAGAATCATGGCTGGTTGCGTCGACTTTCTCAACGCTATATGACGGAGGGGTAATTTCCGTGAGTTCGGCGTATACGGTCCCATTGTAAAGGACCATTGCGCCCGTTGCCATCTTTGCTTGTGATGTCATAGGTAGTTCACCATAAAGTCTCTGTGATACATCCAGGTTCCTACGTCTGGGTTGTTGTCACTGAATGTTCCTGCATCTTCGATTCCGACGATTATCACACCACTTAATATAGTGTTAACGACCTGGTTCAACGAATCCGCAATCATTCCAGACAAGTTGTCTGCTACGCCATCGCTGGTGGCAAACACAGTTGTCTGTATACGACTTCGCCCATAAGGCGTTGAGGTGTCGTTGGGTCTGATGTCGTCAATCTTCGATACAACTATTGCGGGGAAGGTTGGGTCACTGGGGAGTTCGGCACGATAGACGCGTGTCCCCGCCACACCGTACACGGAAGTGTCCGCAAGTAGTCTGTTTATAATAGCGAGTGTAACGTCTCTCATGCTTTCTCCTGCAATACTTGTGCCATTATGTCAAGATAGATTGCCTTCCCTAGGTCAAATGTAGGCCTCCAATGTGGGCGGGGGGCTTGGTTGTATGTTCGGCCCAAACTGTCAATGTCTGTGAAACCAAACTCAAGTCTCCTCGTTTGCGGCATGGGACTTCCCACATAACTCACAGGTATATTAAAATCGGCGGGTGGGTCCGCTCGAATAGAGCCTCTATACTGACCGGTATCCACAGGTGTAGATGTGCACTTGGCAACATCACCAGCATACTGGGTTGCAGCCTTATATACAGCCTTTGCTGCGTTGAGGTTGATGTTTTCAACAATCAACATACATTCAACAGGGAAGTCATCCCAGTTGCCTTCAAACCCCATCAGCGCACCCCCAGTGAAATGTAGATTGCTAGGAACATTCCTATCATGGTGAGGACTCCTGATACTACAGCAGAAGACCGAAGTAAACCCTCTGTGTTTCCTTGATGGATGTCTAGGGTTCTTTCAACTGCATCTATGCGAGCAAGTGCTTGTGCCTCACGGGCCTCCCACTCTCTACGCGCATATGCGTCAAATTGCTCAAGTCTTCCTATCGCTGCCTTAATGTAGGCCATGTCAGTGTTGGTCGCTAGAACAATGTCTCTAACATCCTGGAAGTCACCGTATGATACCCCGCCGCCTACGTTCATCGTGTTGATATCGCGCTGCGCCCGGGCCATTCAAATCGCCATCCCTACAAAGACCGCTACAACTGACACCACGATGGACACACATATCGACACCACTGCTGCCGCTGCCGCCACGCCTTTGGCTCTCCCAACCTCCTGATTGTGGAAAGTCTCGAGTGCAACTATTCTATTGTTGTTAGCCTTCGCCACTTCTACAAGTTCAGTGATTCTCTCATCAATATGCTTGACGTCCGAACGAAGTTCAATGACCATGTCGCGTAACTCTTGATGTCCAAGACAAGCCACTGCTGGCGTCATGATACCCTCGCGAGTCTTGCGGTGTAGTGGTGAAGTGCTCCTAATGCATATGCAGGTTTCATCTCTCCAACCGTGAACGTGTCAGCATACCCAGTGTTTGTAGACGTGAGAGTGTCACCACTATCTACAGTTGCCGTTGGTGGTAGCATTACCGCTAGGTTGCCCTGGCCGTAAGTCACCTCCCCTGTCACGGGTGATGTTTCGGTTATGTTAAAGAACCTGCATGATATTGAAGATGTTATTGGAGTCTTGGAAAGTTGTCCATATGAATCAAGGGTCTCCGTCACTGTGCCATCAGCCACAGCGGCTCCGGGGATTGTCCCGTTATCAGATAGGACTTCGTTGTTTTCGAACACTCCAGATATTGAATAGATTACGAGAGTACCGCTTGCAGCACTTCCAGTACTTAAGATGGTGGCGGTAGCGTGAGATGTCGCTCCCGTGAGGGTTTTGCCAGCAGTGAACACTGCGGAGCCGCCATCATACTTAAGGTTATATGTTAGGACCAGCCTCCTGGCTGTAGCGGTGTGAGGTGCAGAAAACATGTTAACATCGCCCGCCTGCCTTCATCATGTAGGACCTGCGAGGTGTAGACAATGAAATCTGTCTCGATATGTAGTCATCCAGTATTGCAAATGCTCTTGCCTCTAATGCCTTGCAGGCTTCGGAGACATTGACTGAAGATGAGAAATCGCCAGAACTGGCCTGGAATGAACCCTCCTGTAATCCGAATCGTAGTAACCCCGCTTGTGATAAAGCAAGGGATGCTGACTTCGTTTCATCGCAACCTGAGGCCGACACGCCACGTGCCTTTAAGTACGCCGTTATCTGCCTATCAGATTCATCTATTAATGCTTGAAGAATTGTTGCTGAGCGAATGCTGCCCGTTACGTTAGTGAGTTCGGTGGTTGAGCAAAAAGATGTCATTATCCCACCTCGGGATTGCATCGGTAGTCATAGTCGTGTTCTTCCCCGTATAGGTCTACGGGGGTTGATTTCATTTGCATGTCGCGGTCAAACCGGTCTAGTTTACCAAGCAAACCTGTGAAGTCCGAGGTTTCTAAAAAAGTTTGGTCTTCAGAGGTGAAGTTGTCAATCTCGCGGGTAGCGAGATATCTGTCTTCATGCCACTTCCCAGAAACGTATTTGCCGCTATTCTGGGAGCAAAGCATTATACTTCACCCCGATTAGACAGACAGTGAACCGATAGCGTCTACACTTGAGGCTGCGCCGTATCCCTGAACGTCAAAGCGCATTGAGAGGGTGATGCCCTGCATCTGGCGGATTGAGTCAGCGTACTGTTCAACCTTGATGTCCTGCCTCATGCCGATTGCGCCTGCGCGTGATTTGTCGAGCATGATTGCCATGGTGTCTCCATTGGTGTCAGACTCCCAGATGCGGCTGGTTCCGGGTGAGAGTGCTGCGGTAACGCCGAGCATGTGGGTCGAAAGGCCCATGAAGTTGCCAATGCTGCCTGCCTGTGAGA